TATGTTTGATGACTTTTCTATATCTCCTGAAGATATGGATATTGAAGTTGTTGAATTAGATAATCATACATGGGACACCTGTATTAATATGATTTCAAGTCATAGTAATATGGTCAGTATTCCTGGCAAAGCATTAAAGTTGGCCGTTAAAGATAAAAAGACAAACAAGTTTTTAGGTTTTATCCGTTTTGGTTCTCCTGTTATCAATTGTAAACCACGAAATGATATGTTAGGTAATGTACCTGATTTGACAGTGTTTAATAAAACTGCCATTATGGGTTTTGTAATTGTACCTTGTCAGCCATTTGGTTATAATTATCTTGGTGGTAAATTATTGGCAGGTATTTGTTGTTCACATTTTGTTAGAGAAAAGTTAAACGAAAAATACGGCATGAACTTAGTGATGTTTGAAACCACATCACTTTATGGTAATACAAAAGGCGCATCAATGTATGATGGTATGAAACCTTTTTTACGATACAAAGGCAATACAATGTCAGACTTTATACCTATGATGCATGGTAAACCATACTTAGATATGGTAGATTATGTTGAAGATATAATTGGCAAAGGTGCATTAGTAAAAGAAGGTGCATCAAGCAGAAAACTTAAAATGACCACAGGTATTATTGGTCTAGTTAAAAAGGCCTTAGACGGCGATGAACTTAAACAGTTTACAACCACAATTGCAAATGCAAAGAACTTAACAGAACAAAAAAGATATTATGTTTCAAACTATGGCATTGAAAACTTTGTTGATATTGTAAATGGTAAAACAGATAATATTGTAAAGGCTGATAATTATGACCGATATACAGTAGAGGGTATTGTAGAATGGTGGAAAAAGTTAGCAACTAAAAGATATAATAAATTAAAAGAAGAAGGCCGTATCAGAAATGATTTAGAGATATGGACCAAAGACGCACAGATAGATATTATAAGATGATTGAAAAAATTATTGCAAGGGGTGAAGAATTAAAAACTTTACAAGGACACGATAGACTACAATATCTGGTAGACTTAGCAAAAGAAGTACAACCATTATCAGATAAAGAAAAAGTAGATGAGAATAAAATAACAGGTTGTGCTAGTAATTTATGGGTGGTAGGTGAAAAAGATAAAGATAATACCATGACATATAAACACGATGGTGATGCTTTTATTACCAAAGGCACAGCAAAAGTTATATTAGATATTGTAAATGGTGAAAAAGCAGATGATGTGAATAAATTAACATTAGAAGATTTTTACCATTTAGGTATTAGAGAACTATTGACAATGCAAAGACAGGTTGGTTTTGCAAGTCTAATTGAAAGAATAATAAAGATAGCAAGTAAATAAATATGTCTATGGCCATTTCAGAAAAAGAATATAAAGAACTAAAAGAGTATTGGGATTATCAACGAAAGGTTGAATACAATAGAGAAAAAGTCTATTATATGGCTGAAAAAATTGCAGCTAATACCTATACAGAATTTGGTAAATTACCCTTAGATGAGGTACAATCCACATTATGGTCAAAGATAGAAACGGGTGTCTATGATGACCCACCGAAAGGATACATACCAGAGAATCCAGATTTAAGGTTGTGGAATGAGAGTTGGCCACCAACATTAGATATTAAGAAGTTATTAGATGATGATTACAATTTACAAAGGTTCTAAGAACTATATTACACATCATTTCAAGCCGGAGGAGCTTGACAATATTAAACAAACATGTTATAGTATGGGTATAAAATGGTATACTATAAGTTATACTGAAAAGGAGAAGATTGAATATGAGCGACTTTCTAAAGAGCATAATTAAAGAAACAGGTAATGAATATGCCACACTGGCAAGTGATGGTACAGGCGGTGATGTAGATAATTTTATAGACACAGGTTCATATTCATTTAATGCCTTACTATCAGGCAGTATCTATGGTGGTCTACCAGATAGTAGAATTACGGCAATTGCAGGTGAAGCTGCTACAGGTAAAACATTTTTTGCATTAGGTGTAGTAAAGAGTTTCTTGGATATGGATCCAGATGCTGGTGTAATTTACTTTGAAAGTGAAAGTGCAGTATCTAAATCTATGGTAGAAAGCCGTGGTGTAGATAGTCAAAGATTAGTTGTAATGCCTGTTGCAACAGTACAAGAATTTAGAACACAATCAATTAAAATTTTAGATAAGTACATTGAACAACCTGAAGACAAACGAAAACCAATGATGTTTGTTTTAGATAGTTTAGGTATGTTATCTACTACAAAAGAAATGGAAGATACAGCTGCTGGTAAAGAAACAAGAGATATGACCAGAAGTCAGATTGTGAAATCAGCATTTAGAGTTTTAACATTGAAACTAGGACAAGCAGGTGTTCCTATGATTATGACTAATCACACCTATGATGTTATCGGTTCAATGTTCCCTCAAAAAGAAATGGGTGGCGGTTCAGGTTTGAAATACGCTGCTTCATCAATCATATACCTTGGTAAGAGAAAAGAAAAAGATGGTACTGAGGTCGTTGGTAATATTATACATTGTAAAAATTATAAGAGTAGATTGACAAAAGAAAATGCACAAATTGATGTAAGACTAACTTATAAAGAAGGCCTTGACAGATACTATGGTCTTTTAGAACTTGCTGAAGAGGCAGGTATCTTTAAGAAAGTATCTACAAGAATTGAATTACCAGATGGCACAAAAGTATTTGGTAAATCTATCAACGATAATCCAGAAAAATACTATACAAAAGAGGTACTAGACCAGATTGATGAATACACAAAAAGAAAATTCTCATACGGACAAGACGACACCGAAGAAGCGTAGATATGCTTTCGCTCAGAAAGAGGGCGAAGACCATACTTGTATCAAACTTACCGAAGGCAAGTATGACGGTATTATTTACAAATATGGTAAAGTAGGTGTACATCCAGAAGCTGAAGAAGATGTTGAAGGTAAATTGCCTTTAGCGTTTGATTATACTGTAGTCAAAAATCCTAATGACCTGGATATACTTGACAATCAGGCGTTTATAGATTATATTGGTGATATATTAGTAGAATTACTTGATGAACAACTTAAAAATGGGCAGGCGATAATTGAATAGACTAGAAACCACAATACTAAGTAACTTATTTTTTAGAGAAGAGTATGCTCGTAAGGCATTACCTTTTCTAAAGGCTGAATATTTTTCTAAACGAACTGAACAGATTTTATTTGGTGAAGTTGTACAGTTTGTTGAGAAGTATAATAATCTACCTACAAAAGAAACAATCTTAATTGAAGTTGAGAAACGAAAAGATATTAATGAAGAAGAACTATCTGAGATTAGAGATTATGTTGCTGGTATTTCAAATGAAAAAAGTGATGAACAGTGGTTAATAGATACAACTGAAAAGTTTTGTAAAGACCGTGCTGTACATAATGCAGTATTAAGTGGTATTAAAATCTTAGATGGCAAAGATAAACAACATACACCAGAAGCCATACCACATATTTTATCTGAGGCATTAGCCGTTTCATTTGATAAGTCTGTAGGCCATGATTACTTAGATGATGCAGAAAACCGATTTGACTGGTATCATACAAAAGAAAAAAGATACCAATTTGACCTTGATTACATGAATAGAATTACTAAAGGTGGTGTTCCAAGTAAAACTTTGAACATTGCTTTAGCTGGCACAGGCGTAGGTAAGTCACTGTTCATGTGTCATTGTGCTAGTGCTTATCTATCGCAAGGTTGTAATGTATTGTATGTAACTTTAGAGATGGCCGAGGAAAGAATTGCAGAAAGAATTGATGCAAACTTACTTGATGTTTCTATGGAAGACCTACATGTCATGCCAAAAGATTTATACAGTAATAAGATTAAAAAGATTAATGCAAAGACAACAGGTAAATTAATCATCAAAGAATATCCAACAGCGTCTGCTCATAGTGGTCACTTCAGGTCTTTGTTAAATGAACTATCATTAAAAAAGAGTTTTAAACCAGATATTATCTTTATTGACTATCTAAACATTTGTGCTTCAAGTAGATTTAAAGGTGGTAATATTTCATCTTACTTCTATATCAAGGCCATTGCTGAAGAACTCCGTGGTCTGGCCGTAGAGTTTGATGTGCCTATCTTTAGTGCAACACAAACAACTAGAACAGGTTTTACAAGTACAGATATTGGACTAGAAGACACCAGCGAATCCTTTGGTCTACCAGCTACAGCTGACTTTATGTTCGCTTTGATTTCAAATGAAGAACTTGAAGCCCTAGGTCAAATGAAAGTCAAACAGTTAAAGAATAGATATAATGACCCTAGCGTAAATCGTGCATTTATTATTGGTGTTGATAGGTCTAAGATGAAACTGTATGATGTAAACCAATCAGCACAAAATATTGTTGATGCAAACCAAACTGAAGACCCATTTGTAAAAAAAGAAAGAGCTTACGATAAGTTTTCAGACTTTAAAATATAATGCCTAAAAAACAAAAAGTTAGATTTCACAAAGGTGATAAAAGACCAGGAAAGTTGGAGAAACAATTGAAATATACTACCGAAATGGAGAAAAAAGGCAAGAAGATTTTGTGGTGTGTCAAAGAACATCCTACAGATAATATTATTGCTAAGTTTTTCTTTGAAGAAGATGCACAAAGAGTTGCCGAACTACAAAACAAACACAAAGTTTGGCAAGAAAATGGTGGTATACCTAAATTTCTTTGGAATTACTATTGACAAACTCTCTCCTAAGTGTATTATAAATATGTAAAGGAGAGAAAAATGTTACTTACAAAACAACAATTCACATTAGTAGAACAGGCTGCCAAAAAGGCTGGTGCTATGTTGAGTTTCGAAGAAAAGAAATCAACAAAGAGTGCTGATGTTTTTTATGCAAGAGCGGCTGATAGAACTACAGCAAGAAAACATGTAGGTAATCATTTCAAATCTAAAAAATTACCTGTTACCGTAAAGAAGACTTCCTTATCTAGTGAAGACATTACTGAAACAGAAATTGGTGGTAAGACAGTTAGAATAGTTTACAAACCAATGTCTGGCGGTATGACAGAAACCACTTTA